CATCGTCGGCATAACTGTAATCCCGTGCTGGTAGATAATCTAACTGCAACCAACCAGAGTCTCGTAATACCCTTAGTGCTTGTGATAGTGAGTCAACATAGTCATCATGCCCACCCGCTTCTGGGAATGAGCAGACCTGGCGCAAGAATCGTTTTGCCCAGTCGGCAAACTCGCCCTTAATTTTTGGATCTTCTGGGATAAACACCTTACCTTTAGCAACCAGGGGCGCGACGATATTTAATCGCTGCACCTTGTCCGCCCTGCCTGGGTTGTATCCACGCACCGGTACACCAGAGCCTTGGAGTTCTTGGATCAGTGAGATACCAGCAGATTTATCTTCCATCAGAATAAGGTCTGCCTTTTTACCCTTAGCAAAATCGTTATCCGCACCATAGACTACTTCTTTAAAATCGTCAATAATCTTTCGGCGCAGTTGTGGGTATGCTAAGTGCTCGTCCCATGCGTCCAGTAAGATGACCGATGTGCCAGCGTCTTGTTGTTCAAACACGCCCCACACTGTGCAGGCCGTTGGGTCGTTCATGGTCTTTTCGCTGGTAGCTGGGTCATATGATGCGATGACGTATTCCAGGGTTGGCGTTGGCTTATTGGCCGGCCAGAGTTTGAACTGTTTACGTTTGATAATACCCGCTTGCTCGGGATCTAAGATTTCTCCATAGATCTCCTGACGTCCAATGTCAGTGCCATCGTAAGTCTCAAGCTGTTTAAAAAATGTTTCCGATAAGTTCTGCCGGTTGTCATAAGACGAGGCATTAACCATGTACACATCGCCGCCGATTTTACCTTCGGCCAAATCGACAATCAGTTCTTTTGGCTTGGGGGTCGTGGTGATGATTTGTTGGACGCGGGGGATCCGTGGATCTCTAAGACGCAGCGTGAACTGCACGCCGTCGTAGGCGTCGTCGAGGTACTCGAATGCGCAGAGCTCGTCGAACCATGCCCCGTGGAACTGTTTACCACGGTAACGTTCTGGCTCTGAGGCTGGGATGCCTTGGATGAGGGAGCCGTTGGTAAGGGTGATCTCGAAGAGGGACTTGTTGTAGTCTTTGATGAGAGATTCGGGGATGATGTTGAGGAGTCCGGAGTCTCCTTCGAAACAGGTGGCTCGGATGTCATTGCTCGTAGGAGCTGTGACAAGCCAGCGGGTTCCGCCGTAGATCCAAGCCCGAATACCAATCCAATGACTAGCAGTGTGCGTCTTGCCAGATCCCCGGCCCGCAAGCATAAGGAAGGTGTCATATTCTCCATCTTCTGGTTCTTTTTGATGAGGTAGTGCCTGGAGTTGCCAACGGATGCGCCAGATGGCCGCGTCTAGTTCTGGCTTAGGCCAGTGGCTGTGTGCTTTTGCGAACTTTTCTAACTTAAGTTCTTGTGATGGTGTCAGCATGCTGAAATAAATCCTTCGCCTACCAAGAATGTGTTATTTGCGCCATCTGTTTCGATGTGCACACACGATTGGGGTTTAACTTGTCTAATCTCTGGTATGTACCGCCTACCGTAATGAATCTTTAGTGGTTTAGATACCTGCGTATCAATTAATTTAATGTAAGTTTTAAAGTTCATCACGAATGAACCCGTGTCTTTTTTCTGAATCGTAAACGTTTTGCTGCCGAGTGATTCGGCCAAAAAACGAATCTGATTCATAAGCTCTCGGTTCTTTGACGTAAAAACAAACTCGTCATTCTTAACATTGTAGTGTCCGCGTCTTGCGTAGACTAATCCAGACAGCAGCTCAATTCTTTGCTCAACTGATGCGTAAAGATATCTGGCCGGAATCTTTTTAGGAATAAACGGCGCCAGCTGAGATTCGATACTGGGGTGGCACTTAAACTCACGCTCGTTGTTCATCCTAAGCCGGTGGGTTGTAATCTTGTACCCCGCGTCTTTAAATTTTTGGTGTATAAATTCTGACCAACCTGGCGATGGTACCATCGTCTTGTTGGCTCTCTTACCCAGGAACCAAAATCCTAACAAGAACGGTGGTATGGGTAGATCTTGGTGTGGGAACTGCAACGGCTTGGTAGTCGGCATTGATAAGTTTTCGCCAGACTCCACAATATCCAAGACGCTATAGCGCCGTAGTGGGCGCCGAAATTTATGTACTCCTTTGTATTCTCGCAATCTTTTGCGGTACTTAGGGTTTTCCAGCATGAATGCCAGGTGCTTATCGCCACAAATCGTGACGTGGTCATCAAACTCCACCTCATAGCATTCGTTGGATACGTAGGGGTGAATGCTTTTTACCTGTACCAGTTGACCATCGTTGTTAAACAGGTAATCGCCTGGCCTAATCTCAGAGGCCAGTTTCCATAGGTCCAGGGTTAGTATTCGTTGATTTGATGCTATCGCCATGAAAATTAGTGAGGACCCAACGGTCCAGCCAGCGCCCTAACGGCACTCGTATGTTGTTTTGAACGGAGTATGGCAGCTTGGCGATGTTGGGCGCCGATTCTGTCACATTCATCCTAAATTGCAGGTAGCGTGCTGTTTCTCTGTCTAAGATTTCGATTGGAACATCCACCGATTCAAAATTATACAAATCACATACCAAGACCCGTAGACCTCTAAGTCTACCACTGGCATCTTCCAATGCCCCCTGTATTTGATATACGTACCTGCTCATACCTATATTAATGCAAAAACGCCATCGATTACTGCCACGTTTAAAAAATATGGTTCGACTCTGTCCCTTCGGGACACAGAAGACATAGAAGACACCCTTGTTTTAACTTTATCCAGGATAATAAATTATTTTTTTAAAATATTTTTAATAAAATAGAATAAAGGGTGTCTTCTATGTCTTCTATGTCCCGAAAATGCCTAAGTCCTTGATTGTTGGTCTGCAGATAAGAATGATTATCAATTAAAATGCTGTTTTCGGGACACAGAAGACAGGATGCAGTGCAGCATTTTTATGTAGCATTAGGGTAAACCCTAGTATTTTACAAAAAAATTACAAAAAAATTTTGAAATTGTAGCAGCTTGCGGTCTGTGGGGCCCCCTGCCCCAACTTGGTGCACGGGACCCAAATAGGGGTATACCCTAATTGACAAGGCCCCACCTGGCAAGGAGGGTGAGTGAGTACTTACTTACCCTGCCAGCCCAGCCACATAGGCACATTGGCCACGCGCCCCAAGCGTAGCTCGCAGCGATAGTGAGTACTTACACACTTAGGCCACGCGCCCAAGCTGGGCCGCTCAGCTAAGTTAGTGCGCACTAACATAGCCAGCTCACCAGCGGGCCGTAGAGCCGCGCAGGCATCGTGGTGAGGGGTGGGTACCAGGCAGCGTGGCTGCGTGCCGTGGTGGCCCTGTATGCCAGCGTGGTGGCGTGATGCGCACGCGAGGACCTGAGGGGTGGGGTGGACACCACACCAGGCAGCACGTCATCCCACCGCGCCCCACAATCTCCCACATTTCACCATGTGAGATAGTTGCAAATAGTACTTGACACCAGGTGAAAGATCATTATAATTGAGCCATCAACAACGTAACACCAGGAGAATAGCATGAGCAAACAGTTTAAGAAGGGCGACGAAGTGTGGTCCATCATTAATTGGAATGGCAAAGCCACTGTATGTGTTAGCAAGCTGACCATCCAAAGCTGGGGCAAGCAGCGCGGTACAGCAACATCAGTTGACAATGGTGAGTTTATCAAGCATCAGATCTATGTAGGCCAAGACGATCACCTCTTCCTGACCAGCGACGTGGCAGACATCAACGAGTTTGCGCTCCAGGTCGCTAAGCAGCAGAAGGCCGACGAGATCCAGTGGTGTGCCAACGCAGTGCACCATCATTACGTAGGTGACGATGGTGGTCGCGATAGCTACTTTCAATACATCAATGAAAAGTGCCAGGCCATCATGGACGAAGAACCCACAGTAATATTCGATTAATAACCCTACTAACCTTAGGGGCTTGACAAGAGCTCCTAAGGTCATTATAATGGTTACATCAACATCACACCAGGAGAACAGCATGAAAGTAACAGCAACATTCTCAGATGGCACAACCATCAGCCGCAATACCAGTAAGCCATTGGCTTATGCTTATCGCTCAGTCAATATATACCAGGTATTCACAGGGTTTGCAACAACAGAAGAGCTGGCCCGTAAAGCAGCAGGCCAAACCGGCAAGAACAAACCACACACCATCGAAGTAGTCGCAGCACAGCAGTCAAACTAACCAGGAGGACAACATGATCACAACAGGCAAAACACAATACGACGTGGCGCTCAGCTGGAAGGCATACGAGCACCTGGGCAATAAGGGTAGAATGGCCCTCAAACGCGAGCATGGGTTCCGGGAGCGCACGTTCAAGACCAGGGAAGAGGCAGAGCAGTTTGCCCAGGTAGAGCGTGAGCGTACAGGCCTAGACCTGCGCGTCGGTGAGGTAACGCCAATCTACGGCATATTGTAATAACCACACAATTTGGTCGGGTATTAAAATAGTTGTTGACACCCGGCCAAATATCATTATAATAGACACATCAACACAACAAACAGGAGCGCAAAATGTTTATATCAGAAACCATCATCAACAATGCTGTTGACACCATCATCAACACCAGGGATTTTTGTGGCAATGAAAAGCAGGCCGTAAAAGACCTGTGTGCTGATGAGGGCCTGTTGGCCCAGTGGCAAAAGGTTTGGCGTATTGCCAATTTCCGGGCCAATGCCCAGTGGAACCAGTACAAAAAAGATGCTGGTGTTAACCCAAAATATATTTTTTAAAAGTACTTGACACCCAACCAAATATCAGTATAATAGACACATCAACACAACAAAGGAATTATCACCATGTCATACACAATCAACATCGGCCTTAACAATCCATTCACCAAGGGCGTCAACAGCGTTGATCAGACCATCAAGGCTGCCCTGGGCGCAGTGGCAGACGTGACCAACATCCGCGTATCATACGACAGTGATGAGCCTACCGTGATCATCGACTTCCTGCGCGTTACTGGTTCGCTCCTGGTATTGGCCACAGCACTCGACCAGGACTGCATCGCGGTTTATAATCACAGCACCGACACCGGTGAATTGATTGGTGACAAGGCAGATGCCTGGGGCCCATTCAACATCGAATACTTTCAGTTTGTTTAAGAGGAGCAGCACAATGGCAAAAGGATTAGAACGTCGCATTGAGCATTATTCACATGCGCATAATAATATGTTTGAGATAGGGCTCACCAAGCGCCAGGGTGAGTTAGTAGAAGATGCGCTCAGAGCGCGTATTAAAGAGCTCGTAGAGCTCGCAGACTGCGCCCATGCGCGTGGTGATAGTGTTTTGGCCATCGAACTCGAGAGCTCGGCCAATGTAGTGCGCAACACCTTGGCCCAGGTCAAGGATGGATTGTACAGTTTAATTAAATAGGAGACAGTATCATGACACGTAACCACAGACTAGCATTCAACGCGCTCAAGAAAATCGGCTGCCCGGTATATGAGCGCAGCGACATCGAGAATTTTCAGATCAGCGCCGAGGGTATCTACGGTGACTATGACCGGGACACATTGTGGGCCGACTACTATGATGGCCGCAATATACCGGATTGGGACTTCGGTATCAATCCAAAGATCACTGAGATCCTGGCCAAGTATGACCTGCATGCAGAATGGATTAACCCTGGTGAGATTGGGGTTTATTAAAATACTTGTTGACATCCTGCCAGGACGTCATTATAATAGACACATCAACACAACAAAGGAATTACTACCATGACATTAAACTACAGCAAAGAAGACGACGCAGCATTGGCCAAGGCCTGGTTCCCTGAGGCCACACGCCCATTCGCGTACCAGGTAAAACGCAGCAGCCTGTTTGGTGGTGGTTACATGGTAGTAAAATCATTCCAGGACTCATTCTCAGTCGAGATGAGCCACGACACCGGACTGACACAAGAGCAGGCCATCGAGCTCCTGGTACGCGCCCAGGCCAGTGGTGATGTAGAAAAATTCTTTATCACACGTCGCGACGAGGCCTTCGCAGCATCACGCGCAGCGTATGCAGCAGAGCAGCGTCGTCGTGAGGAAGAGGCCCAGGAGTATCTGCGCACTCGCAAACCACTAACCTGGATCATTGACGAAATTGAGGCAGCTAAATGATAGATGCCCTGGACTTGTGGTACAATAACCCTGAACAATCACGCATCAAACTATACGAGGAACAATAAAATGACACTAACAATCAGCGACATCAACAACATTGAATTTGACCAGGACATCAGCGAGGCCGAGTACTTTGAATCCATTCAGCGCGCGATCAACAGCGGCGCGTGGTCCTTCCAGGGCTCTTATGGCCGCGCTATGATGGAGGCCATCAACGCCGGCAAATGCCTGCTTGGACTTAAGGCAGCGCGTGATTACTACGGCAACACCATCCCGTCACGCCTCCAGGTAGAAGATGGTACGAAGGGATCCTGGGAGTTTGTAAAGCAGCGCAGCGGCGCAGTGTGGGCCAACAGTATGGCCGGTATCAAATAATTGTTGACAGATACCTGGTAATCAGTATAATACAATTTTCAACGGAGGATTTATGAACAATATCATTGACCAGTACGGTGCACTAGACAAGCAGATCAAAGAGCTCGAGGCCATCAAGGCCAAGTTAAAAACAGAGCTCATCGCGCGTGGCATCGGTGAGTACCAGGGTGAGCAGTTTGTTGCAGAGGTGCAAGAGTATGACCGCGAGAACATCAGCGCACCATTGGTACGTAAATTAGCAGACGCGGACTTTGTCGCCCAGGTGACACAGATCCAACACATCACCGCAGTAGTAGTAAAATCAATCTAAGGAGAAACACATGCACGGACTTAACATCATCAAAAGACTCAACAAGGTAGAGCAGGACTTTGTAGATCACATCCTGGCAACACCATACGAGGACACCAACCTCCTGGACGTATGGCAGCAATGGAAACAAGAGCAGGCCCGCGAACTGGCCGAGAATGAGGTGGCACTGACCGCCAAGGGTATCGGACGGTGAGCCAGTATAAGTATCTGCTCATAGACGAGTTTGGAGGGGCCTCCAGGAAGTTTGTTAGTAAAGTGGAGGCTACCCCATACCTCACACCAGGGACGCGCTTAGAGGCACTGCCAAAAGAGCCGAATTTGCATTTATATAGTATAGCGGCTGCACAATTACCGGAGGCACCATTTTGAACGAACATAATGATATTAAGACAGACTATCTCCAGGAGCTCATGGCCATGGATATATCTACACTACCACTGGCCTACGAGCACGAACTGGGTCATCGTATCGCCAAGGGTGACGAGGATGCCTACGACGAGTTAGTTAGGCATAATCTGCGACTGGTACCCTACATGGTATCTAGCAAGATGACAGCCTGGCACCATGGTAAGACACCAATGGACGATTTGATTCAGATGGGCAACGAGGCCTTATTGCTCGCAGCACGTCGTTGGAAACCAACCAAGGGCGTACGGTTCTCATCTTATGCGTGTGCATTCATCCGGCGCTTTGTATTGCGTGAACTGAACAACACAGAAAACGTGATCCGACTGCCAGTCAACATCATGGAGGCCATCAAGAAGATGCGATACGAAGAGCAGGCCTTGTCGCAGATCCTGGGACGTGCACCGACAACATCGGAGCTGGCCAAGGTGTTAAACGTATCAACCGGACGCGTGCACCAGTTAGAGAGTTACCTAACCCGTGAGCCCATCAGTTTGGACGCACTAGAGAATGAGAAGTTTAACGAGGAGAATGAAGAGTGATACAACTAACAGACGAGCAGCAAAAAGCGTACAACCGCTTTATTGTTGCAAGAGATAAGATGGGACTGGGGCCCAAGCGTGCCAAGAAGTGGATCCGGCAAGCGGACGTGCTCGAGTGCATCGAGGTGGCTGGGTTTAACCATCCATTCTATATCGAGAATGATGACTGGATTGAGTACAAGGAGGCATCTGCATCCTGGTGGAAGATTGAGCCGGCATTCAGGGACCAGGAACGCATGCGCTCATCGCGTGGTGATTATGGTAAGGCAGACAACTGGGACGTGGCACCGACATA